TAGACGTGGCATTAAAGTCCGTGTCTACCTGGATCACCGAGCACGTTCCGCCGAGGTTCGTACCCGCGCCCGCGCCGAAGGTCGTCCGAAGCGCATTGGCCGCACCGGACACCGCCGAACTCGTGCCGCCGGTCCCGAGCGAGATATGCGCGCCGTTGACGGTGCCGCCGGTGGCTACCGTCTTATTGTTGATCGTGCCGAATATCCTTGCGGCTTCACCCGATCCGCCCGTGCCCGAGAAGTAGAGGCGCAGGTACATACCGCGCATATCCCCGGACGTGTGCGTGCCGCTGAAGTAATACGAGAGTCCGTTGCCTGCCGTGGAGCCGAGAGCGCTCGTCGCGCTGGACGTTCCCGAGCCCATGACGAGAGCATCGGACGCGGTGTCGTTCAGGTCCACTTTGTTCAGGCGGGCATCCATGCCCTTGCGGACGATATAGGTTTCCTGGCTTGCTGCCATAGTTTCCTCCGTTCCCTCCCCCTCTCGGGATCAGGGTATATGAGAGTGATTACACGGTTACGTCGTAACCCACCGCCGATGCCTCGGTATCGCGCTGTATGAGGCCCGCCCGCATCAGCGATACGATCTCCGTGGAGTCAGACGAAGGCTCGCGGGTCGTCTCGATAGTGGCCCGACGGCGCCAGGCGAACATCCATTTGTCCTTACGGACGAAGAGAACCGTGCCGGTCGTGTTGTTGCTGGGCGTGTCCACGTCGATCTTGCCCGACGTATTGGCGAGGCCCGAACCCTGATGGCAGAGGTTGTCGGCCACCTTAATCGGATACCCCCAGAGGCCCGTCAGCATACCGCCCTCAATCGTGGCTCCCGTGAAGACATCCTTCGTCTTGACCTCGGGGAGCTGGATGGCCTTGTAGTGCGTGGCGTTGTCGATGAAGAAGACGTTCTGCCGCTTGTCGCGGCCTACGATGCCGTTGGTGCCGAGAAGCTGGGCTACCGTCAGGAAGCTCGCTGCCGAGAGCGTGCCGATGTCCGTGGAGTTGGCCGTGGTCGTCACGAGGGCCGACTTACGAAAACCATTGAAGTTCAGGAAGTAGTCCGTAGCCGCCGGGGTGCCCGCGATGTCATTGATGTTCGCCGAGGCTCCCGCCGCCGTGTCGCCGTCCATGATGGCCGAATCCAGGTACTCAACGCCCGAGCGCGTGATGTCATTGCGGAGCACCGACACAAAGGGCAGTACAGCGTCTTCGACGAGTTCTCCCGAGTAGTATACGCGGGCTCCGAACTTGGAGAGCGTCATGGTGACATTCGAGGTGCCCATCTGCGAGGCCGTGACCTTCGGGGTCACTTTGCCGCCGGGATTGGATCCCATGTCGTCGGCCTGAGCAACCTTGTACCATGTCGGGCTCGAGGAGTCAATCGGGATGACCATCGACTCAGCGCCTGCCGGGAACTCGATGGCGCGAAGCATGGAGATCGCCGCCGCCTCGTTGTAAACCCTTTGCCATAGCTCGGAGGAGTAGGCCACGCCTACCCAGTCGTCGCCGTAGCCCGAGAGGGTTGAATACATAACCTCGTCGCCCTTGATGCCCTTCGTGGCGAGCATCTTGGCGAGGCCGCTGCGCGCATGGGTGAGGTGTTTCTCTTGCGAGTCCTCCATAAGACGCCGCGACATGGCCTTGTAAAGCCCGTCGGAGGCGTGCTGCGCCCGTGATCCGCCTTGGACGATGCCCTTGCGGAAGGACGAGTCGAGCATTTCCGCCGCAAAGGACAGATCCCCTACAGAGTAGTTGTCGTACTTGCGCGTGTCCGCATCGAGGTGTAGGGCCGGGCTATTCAGTTCGACGGCAGGCTTGGAGCCCGCGCCGGTAATGCCCTTTTCGGCCTTGTTGTCCGGCTTCGTTTCGAGCGCTTCGAGCCGTTCGTCGAAGGCTTTGACTGCCGAGAGGATGTCGTCCAGCTTGCTGGTATCCTGCGTATTGGTCTCGTTGTCCATCTTCTTTTCTGCTGTCGGCTCGTCGCCGGTTACTTTGATATTGACGTTTACGTCCACGGAGTTATCCGGCGCATCGCCAGACGCATCACTATGTCTTTTAAGCACGTCGTCGAGCGGCGTGCATACAATGGATTTTGCGGCCACAACACGCTCTGTCGTCGCCTGATTTGCAAAGTCTGCCGGGATGGGTGTCAGACTGCCTTCGCCTATGATCCATTGATCCCAATGCCAGGCTTCGCCCACGCTTTTCCCGAAAGCAAGGTGCGCGACGGCGCCGGACGAAAATCCGAGAAGCCCCTTACTGGCAAGCTGCTTGATGGCCGGGCCATATCTGTCTAGGTACTTCTCACGAAGGGCAATCTGGCCTTTGATCCATACGCCTACATCGTCAATGCCGATTTCAGCCTGACCGATAGCCGTGCCTTTGATAGCGGGATCGCGGCCGTGGCTATAAAAGAGGGGGATGGTTCGCGTCTCGCCGGGGTCGAAACCGTAAAAGGTTTTTATTGTGAAGAAGTCGCCCGTGAGGTCGAGTTCGTCTTCGTCCGTGAAGCGAACGAGGCGGCCCACAACCGTATTTCCTGTGGCTTTGACGGCATCACCGATGAGTACCAGCTCTTCGCCGTCCTCGAATCGGTTCGTGTTGGGAATTTTCATAAAACAGAAAGGGCGGCCCTCGGGAAAGAGCCGCCCTTTGACTGGAGCGTTTCGCTATCGCGGATGTGTGGCCCACACTAACCCACCAGAGAGGACGGGCCACGCAGTAAATATAATCGGGATGTACTACGTATGCAACTACTTAACCGTTACCGACTCCCAATCGCGTTTCGTAACCGCCTTGATGCCTGTACCGGCGCGGCGGAATGTCAACTCGTCGCACTCGTTGTTGAGGACGGCTTCGAGCATGAGCCGAAACCGCCGGAGCTGCGCCGACGTCAGCGTGACGCGCGGGCCGCTTGCCTTAAACTCTGATCTGTCGAAACGGATATTACTCACTCAGTCCCGTAGCTCGTATGCGAGCGCACATCGGCACCCATAAACTTCCTTGAGGTCGGCCCCCTCGGAAAGATCGCCCGGCCAGCGTAGGCGCGATCCGCCCACCGTGAAACTGTCGTCTATCGGCACCGTCTGGTCGTTGGCGTCTTCGTGTGTCTCCCGCTGGTTCCCGTCGAGCGTCGTTACCCATATCTTGAATTTCTCGCGCTCGGACTGGCTGATCCCCGAGTTCACCCCAAGATTCGAGGCGTTCACGACTTCGTTCCAGGCCATGCCCTCCGTGCGGTTGCCTTCGTTGGCCTCCCACCAGTCAAGTACCTCTTGGGCTATGATGAAGTTCTCGTCGGACTTGCCGAGAATCACGTCTTCGCGGATGCCGTCGATAATGCGCCGGGTGTTTCTGTCGGTGCCGTGGACGCGGTCCGCCAGATACCGGCTTATGTAGTCATTGGTTTCGCGCTCGTTGTAGGTCAGGTCTTCGCCCGTGTTCTCGGACCCCTGCTCGGCGGCTATCGCCCCGAAGTGCCCGGCTACGTCGAGGTATATGACGTTGAGCACCTGGTAGAGAGCGCGGCTTTCGAGGTGGTAGGTCCCGGACTGCCGGATCTCCGTAGCTATCGTTTCGATCTGCGCCGTGAGCACGCGCCGGATAGCATCCGTGTGCTTCGTGGCGAACGTCTCCCGCGCCTTGTCTAAGGCGGTGACGTGCGCCCGTCTGTCGGCGCGAGAGGATGCGAGGAAATTCAATTCCACGGCGGGGAAAACGTCGCCCCGATAGGTTCGTTTGACTTCAATCGAAAGCGGATCGTGTCCGCAATCTCATTGGGAATATACTGCGTCGTAAATTCCGTGTCGCGCCCCCGCCTGTCAATCTTGCGCTTCCAGGTCTCCATCTCCCGCATGGCGTCATGCGTCAGCGAGCGACCCAAGTTCACCGCAACAGGGCTGTGCTCCATGAACGTTCCGCCGCCCTCTGGGACCTCGGGCTTGCCCGTCGCTATCCTCGATTCCTCGCGGGTCCATAGTTCCGCCTGATAGAGCTTCGCCACGCGCTCGGCCTGGTCCAACTGCTGCTCCTGGAACTGCTCGACGAGTTCGTATTTCGGCGTCATCTGCTGGCCCAGCGGCTCGAAAAGCTGGGCATTGAGTTCGGCGCTATACACCTGCATGGCGGGCTTCCCGGTCAACTGCATGAACTGAAGCGCATCCTGCTTCGACACCGAGAAGTGCGAGGCCGAAGAATCGACGACCGAAGGGGGGACACCCAAAGCCGCCGCGATCTGCTTGATCTGCATTTCTTCAATCTTCGTGTTGTGGAGATCCCCGATCCCCTCACCGACCATTTCGTGCTTGACGGATTCGGCCTGCATGATGGCGTATTTCTTTCTCGAACGAGCCCCCATCAGGTTGTCTTTGATCCACGAGTCCAGCACCGACACCTCCTCGGCCTTCGTGCCTTTTGGGACGTAGAATAGCGTGGCCTTGAGCATATCCCGCGACAGGTGCCCCGAGAGAAAGGCATTGAGATTGCCCATGATCTCGGCGTTGACCTTTGCGGCCATGTACTCAGATTCCTCATTCCAGAGTTCGGAGTACACATCCAAGGGGCTTATGAAGACCATCTCTTCCGGGTCGATCATCTCGGGCACGCCGCCCGTTTCGTGCTCAAACGCCTTAATGCCCCGGCCTTCGCCGCGAGCAAAGGGAATAGGC